ATTTCAGATTGAAATACATTATATATAGAAGCTAACACTCTATAATTTGATATACGACCGTTAAAAAAATCTGTTGCGTTATAATTCTCTTTAATTTCTTTAATAAGATTATATTTTTCACGTCTTAAAACGGAATTATTCAATTTCTGTCTTGATTTAACTACAACATCAATTAAATGACTAGCTCTATTTTCAGATTCATAGTGTTTTTCTGAAAGAATCTGGTATAATTGAAGTTCTTTACCGAGTTCAGTATTTTCATTAAAATAATTTTTAACAATTTTAACTGATTTAGTACTTTTACCTGCTAATACGTCTGCTGTGATTTGTCTTGTTAATAATTCAAAAAGAATACCTGTATTCTTTATTTTAGAATGTTTTAATTTCCGAGCCATTGTAAATTACTCCAATTTCTATTATACTTTCTCATAAATAAATATAAAGTTAAATAATAATTATTCATTTGATACACCTTTAGTTGATGAACTTACTTCTTCTTTATACTCTTTTTCTAATTCTGATACTTCTGTTATGATTTCTTTATCTTTTTTACCGAAATTCATTGACTTTTTCAACGAATCATATTGTGCCAATGCTAGTGTTTTACCATATTTAGGTGAACCACTACCACCTTTTCGTTTATCGTGAGCACCTAATGGATCTCTTCCTCTTGCACTACCATCTTTTCCGTAATGTGGAACTTCTTTTGGTCTACCTGCACCATCCCAACCACCTTCAGGTGAACCACCTTCGGGTCCTAAATCATTCAATTCATGACCAGTTCTACCCATTGCTAAATCAGATGGTGTTCCAGTCGCTTCTCCACTCTCAGCAGGATCATTACCTTCTGTTTCAATCTGTTCTCTTCTAAATTTTTGTTTATAATCATATACTATAGCTTCGTCTTCATGCTTAATATCTTCTTCAGTAAATCCAAAAATATTTTTATAAATCCATTCTGAAGAAACTAAACCATCTTGTAACATTGAAGATGCAAGTGAAGTTTTATTATTCCATAACTCAACTTTTTCTTCTTCATATATTGTTGATGGGTTTGTTAAATCAAGTTCAAAGTTAACTAAATCTGCATCTTGATAACCTTGTGCATATAAATGAACAATAGCAATCTTAGTTAATTCTGATAGAGTGATTCTTTGAATTCTTTCAATAGTTCTTGCAAATCTAACATCTTCTGCTGCTAATGTTGCTTTACTACCAACTGCTTCATCGTATCCAAGAAACGCTTTCGGTATTCTTAATGAAGCTAAAAGTTTATTTTTAAGATAATCAATGTCTTCTATTGCTTCATAAGTCAAACCTGGAAGTGAATCTATACTTGTACCACTATCTCCACCACGAACTGGTAAGAAGAAATCTTCTGTAATGTTTTGCATATTATATTTCAAATTATATTCACCGTCATCATCAACAACTGGAGCCTTTTTCATTTTATTAATAACTTGTTGCATATAGTTATCAACTTCTGCTGGTGGAATATTACCGATATCTAACTTGAATATTCTTTTTTCTGGAGCTCTCATAATTCTGTGAATCAACATAGCATCTTCCATAAGACTTAATTGTTTCCAAATCTTACGACCACCTTCAATTTGTGATTTACCGTATGGTAAATAATTAGAATCAGAAAGTAATCTAAAATGTGCTACTTCATAATTTTCTAATTCAGTTCTTGTAGCAGATCGTTCAGGTTTATATCTATGTTCACTTGTTGTAGATTCTATTAAATATTTTATGTATTCTGGGTTTTCTGGATCTAATCCTTCTAATCGTGATACGTCATAAACAGATAACGGAACTACATTTGTAATACCATATTTCTCATCAATTTGTAACTGTAAGAAAAAATCACCATACTTACACATATTACGAATCCATGGCCATAAATTAAATTCTATATTAACAATGTCATAAAATAAATTATGTAATATTTCTTTAATCTGGTGATTATCAGTTTTAATTTCTAAAACATCTCCATATTCAGATTTCATTGTTGATTCATCTGCGTAAATATCAAGTGCCGAAGATACTATCGCGTCACTATCCATAGATTCATAATCTTTAAAAAGATTTAATCTCATTGACTTAGTTAATAGTGAATCTGAATAACCACTTAAACCAGCGCCAGTAAATATTTTTTGATATCTATCAACAAGATTCTGTTTTGTAAACGCTTGTGTACGACTTGTATCAGAAACTCTTAATTGTTTCCCACCTACATTTCTTACTATTACATTAGTTGAAAATAATCTTTGTAATCTTGATCTTAGACTTTTATCAGCCATTTTTTACCTCTTTAATTAATTAACCACTCTAATGATTCTTTTTGTTTATTAACTTCTATAACCCAAGAATCATTTTGGTTATCTGTTGGTGTATAAACACCTTGGTTTGATGTTATACTATTAATTGCTTTCTTTTGTAACTCAACACCTTCTGTTCTCAATCTTAATGCCGTTTCTCTTATCCATAATCCCATCGCGTAAGACATTACTAAATCATCATTATATCCTGACATAGCTTCGGCACGACTTCCGTTATATATAAATACAAACAATTCATCAATTAATCTATTTGAATGTACAGTTACTAATTTCTCTCTAAAAAATTCTTCTAACTTTGCTACAACTAATGGTCTTGTTTTTTGTGTCAAAGTAAATCCTGGTATCAGTTGTTTTTCTGTTCTATTAATTTTATTATTAATATGTCTTTGTGTATCTACTATTCTTAAATCTTTACTCATATAAAATAAATTGGGATACTCTCTATCAATTACTTGTTGTATTGCCGCCCAACCAATGTTATTATTCTCAATTACTAGTAATGCGTCATTATATTCAATTGATATATTAACTAACAAGTTACCATAATCTCTTGTTGAAATTCTACCTTTATACTCAGCTACTTGTTCTAAACTCTCTACATCTAAAATATGAAACGCTGAATAATCTGTTGCGTCACCACGACTGACATCAGCACATACTATATAATCTTTTGTATAATTAGGTGGTTCCCATATCCAAACATTACTGTCAATACCTCTCTTCTCAATTGGGTCTTTAACTTGAGTAGCTCTATATTCTTCTAAAATAACACCATCAACTACAGATTGACCTGAAGTAATAAAATCACAATCACATTCTTGAGCTGCTAATGATGGACCTAATAATTTATCTTGATCTTCTCTCCATTCTTGTTCTCTATCTGGATGTGCTGTCCAATGAAGTTTAATAAAATTAAAATCATTTAAATGGTCTTCTGCATCCATCCAAGTTTTGTGAAACCAATTTCCAACACCATTCGGTGTAGATAGTGCTAAACATTGACCACCAGTTGATAACGTCTGTGAAGCTGCAGCCCATATTCCATCAATTTTTTCAATAAACGCAGCCTCATCAAGTACTAGTAAAGATAATGCTTCTGAACGACCAGCTTCTTCACCACTCGCAACTGCTTTTACTTGAGAACCATTTTTATATCTTAATGATAATTTATTATCCTCAACACATCTTTGTTTTAACCAACTTGGTAAGTTTGCATGCATCACACGAACCTTTGTTACCAAGTTTTTTGCTACTTCTTGTTTAGTAGCAATTACCAAGATGTTTTTATCTTGATGAAAGGTCATCATCCATAAAGAATATCCAGCAGTTAATGTACTAATACCTAATTGTCTAGCTTTTAAAATAATATTAAAGCGATGTTGTACAAAATCTTCTATTGTTTTTTCTTGAAAGTCATATAAGTGAAAAGGTATTTTTCCCTTTATTGGGTGTTGTATCACACAATACTTTCTCATGAAATAAACAGGATCAGAAGCACATTTTATATACTCCTGTTTGATTACATCTTTTATTTGTCCTTTTGAATTTCGTTCCATACTAGTATAGAAAGTCTATCTTACCACTTCCAGATACACTTCCGATTCCTATTTCAAATATAATATCAGCTGAACCAGTCATGAATTCTGCTACTAGTATTCCACCGTCAACTCCAAATAATTGTGTATTACGACCGGCCTCTCTAATAATAAAAGCACGAGCCGCTTGGTAAGAACCAGTAAGTATCAAATTACCATCTGTATTCAAACTTCCAGAAAAATTTAATACTTTGTTGTATTTTCCTCTACTTTTTCCGAACGCTGGGGCCTCTCTACTAGATATATCAGTTCTACCTCTGTCACCTTGTGTTACTGTTGCCATTTATTTTCTCCTAAATAATTAAAATTAATATTGTCCCTAAGTATAAATATAGTCTTTTAACGAATCTTCTATTTTTTGTAGGTATTCTAACGCTTCATCTGCTTGTTTTTTTATCTCTTTAGTATCTATTTGCCATTTTTCTTCATCTATCGTGTATCCGTCTGGATGAACTTGGTTATAAAAAGTTGGTGTTTTTTGTTTCTTAAACTCTTTAATTGATTCTTTTTGTTCTTTTATCCAAGATAATTTATTAGCAATTACTTTTTGTTCTGACCATTTATTAAATTTACCTTCTATTCTCAGTTTATTTTCAACTTTTATCTGACAATCAAAACAATGACCGTATAAATACCACATTCTATCATCTAAACGTCTTTTCATCACTTTTTTACAATCAGGACAGAACCACGGTACACGAGCTTCTTTAGTTATTTCTAATTTTTCATTAATTTTCTCTTGTTCAGTTTCTCTCTCTAACTTCATCTTTTCTTTGAACTCTAAATCTTCAACTGGAACAAAAATTCGTTTTTCTGGTGTATTACCATCTAAAATAGATTGTAATGCCTCATTTTGTCTTTTATTCTCTCTACTATATCCCATTATAACTCCTTTATTTATGGTATATCTGTTGACCAAGTTGGTGTATCAGTTGCATCAACCCAAGCCGCTCCACCATCAGCTCCTAATGTATCATTAGTTAATGTTCCGTGATTACCATTTCCTGATAAATCTTCGACAGTAGTTCCACTGCCTTCTTCAAATCTCCAATATCCTACAAGACCACTTTGACCTTTTAAATTATTTGGTACTCCACCATTATATGTGGCTGAAACCCAATCAGAATCTTTTTCTTCATCAAAAATAGCTACTTCATCGAGACCGCACGCCCATCCGTTATTATAATTAGTGTTTGTTCCAGAACCTCTTACTGCACGCATACCAAAAGATAGACCCCCATCCATTTCCGTACCTGTCTGACTCCAATTTATATTACCAGCGTATGTTGGGTCTGATACTCCAGTACCCCATATTTGCTGACCATTCATATATATTTTACGAAGTGTTCCAGATGATGTATCTGAACGGTCTGCATATGTTACTGCAAAATGATACCAAGTACCATCTGTTTTTAAAACCCAATAATCACCATCCTGTGTTAAATGTGTAGATTTATCTATCCCTGCTGTATCAAACATTAGTTCCCAACTTCTTTCAGATTGATTTGCTCCAACACCAAAATATCCTTTCCAACTTCTAGAAATACCAAATGTAAATCTTTCGTTATTGTGAGCTTTTCTACCAATTGCAAACATATCTTGACCTACTTCATCTGGTCTAACCCAATAAGATATAGTAAATCCTAAATTAAGATTATAATCATCAGGATTAAAATCAGTTGATACCAAATCTCCTTTTCTGGTTGAACTATTTGTATCACCAGTAAATGTTAATGAGTAATTATTATTAAATTTAGATGGAGCACCTCCTCCTCGTGTTCTTTTCGTAGGTATTAAAGCATTGGTATCTTCAAATATTTTTTTGGCTATATCTTCATTTACTTCATACAAATATCTATTCTCAGATATCTTTAACCAACTACCCCAATTTAATTTTTGATTACCTTGTTTTCTTCTAGCAACAGCTGTTAACACAGGGATTATCTTTGAATCTACATTTTCATTAATAACTGACTTAACTTTATCTTCATATACTTTTTTTGTCGCTAAAATAGCTTTACTTTCTAACCATCTTGATTTTTCTAACTCTTCTAAAATAGTAGATTTCTCTTCTTCTACTCTAGAAACTTGATTCTTTAACTTAATTGACTCTTTCTTTAAATTTTCAATAATCTCATCTCTATATTGTATCTCATTTTCTAATTTTTCAACAGGAGCAAATAATTTTTCAGAAAATGGGTTTGGTTGTACGTTTTCATTAAGACTTAATACTTCTCTTGAGGGATTCTCAGATGATTCATCCATTTTACCCAATGCTAATTTTATTTCTTGTATAGTTGGCATATATCTTTACTCCTAAAAGTTCAATAACCCTACAATCTGATTTACGGGAGCAAAAGCACCAGTAAATTTGTAAGTATTACCTTTATATTTAAAAACTATACCTTCTGATGGTACAATTGCAGATAATCCACCAATTTTATTCAATTTATCCAACTGATGTTTTAAAGTTTCTATTTTTTTAATATCTCCACCACTTTTTACTGTCTTTATTGCATTAATTACATCTTTTCTTATCTTTTGTACTGCTTTTTCTGGTGATGCTGCTAAATAACCACTAATGTTCTTTAAAATCTCTGCACCAACATCAAAGAATAATATCTCGAATGGTTTCATATTATCTTTTACTCGCTTAGTGTGATCATTTTTATCAAATGAGAGTACCCAATCAAGAAATTTCTTATCTTTTATATCTTTTTTTATCATAGGTATCTTATATGACTTATCAGAGAACGCCCATCTCTTAGTTAAGTTAACTAAAATCTTATTTGGTATCTTATATTTCATCTGTTTTGCAGAATTAAAGATAAATTCTTCCCAAAATGATTGATGATATTTAGATAAACTATCATTATCTTTAAGTTTGTACTGATTTTGTAACTTTTTTAATCTATTCAAATATACTTTCTTCTTTTTACTAAAATCTTGTACTTTTGGTACTGTTAAAAACTGTGGTTTCCCAATATTATAATGTTTTTGTATATGTTGATTAACTTGTTTAATCATTCCAGCTAACATACGAGCTGAATCTTTAGGTTGTCCTATTGCTGTACCACTTTCGTTATATTCTAATGTACCATGAAACACTATTTGTGTTTTATCATAATCTATAACATTAACTGAACGTGGATACATAATTTCTAAGTTCATCCAACGTTTACCATTATCAAATATTTTTTCTTTTTGTTTATCAGATAAAGAACCTATTGATTTATTCAAATCTTTCATTGCAAAAACAAAAGCATCTCTTATATCACCTCTACCTGAAAACTTAGAAGCGACACCTTTAATATCCATCGCTGATGAACCAAAGTTTTTCAATTGACCTTTGTTTCTGGCTGTAACCAATTTTCCATTTACCCAAGAAACCATTAAATTTTGTCCGTCAAGTTTCTCTGTAACTCCATCCTCTCGGTTTAATGTACCACCGAGTCCATTAATAATTATCTGTTTCAAATCTGAAAATGTAATATTTTTATCATCAAATGGATGGTTCATATGTCCATATGCTCCACCTTCTATCAATAACTTAACTTCTTCATCTAAACTAATTCGTTCTTCCATTGTCATCTTTTTATCATATGCATCACGTTTCATATCCAGTATTTGTTCAATAAATGGTGACCTTCTTAAAGCTTTAAATGCTAGATTCTCTACTGAAAACTCTCCACCTTTTTCTAATCCAGAACTTCTCATTCTTTTAAGTTTATCTTGAATTTTTTCTACCATCTCAACTACTTCATCGTATTTTTTTTCTTTCATCATTTTTTGTAATACTGGAATTGAACCTAAATAACCTTCAGCTTTTGAACGAATATCTTGTAAATCAATTTGTAATTCTTTTTTCTTTGGTACTACTATCCACTCATCTTTTAATATTGAATAAAGACCTGACGCTACGTGTGGATCACCTACGTTTTCTACATAAACTTCTACAGG